CTTACGAGATCAGAAAAGTGCAACGCAGGAGGAGCTTCAGCACAACAGAGGGTTGCGGAAAACAATAAGAGCAATAATTGATTGATTATTTTCATATCAGTAATCCTGCCAAGAGTCAAAGAACTCATTTGTAGTGCTTGATCCGGTGTTGATGTAGAACCCAGGATGCCCAGATGCAATTGGAGATGTTGAATCTATCATGGTTGCAGCCGCAGTTACGCTGCCATCAATATACACAGACAGAGTTACTGGATCGGTTCCCGAGGCAACCAATCTAAAAGTATGGTCTGTTGCAAAAGGCATAGTAGGGCTAATTGTTTGTGATGTCCCTATTTGAATCCCATTTTTGAAAAAAGATATTTGTCTCCAATCTGTAACAGACGGATATCCTAGCTGGATTGCATACCCTATACTATCAGTATTGGTGCGTACCGTAAGGTATCTTGCTATATCAGCAGCAGATTGCCCTTTGAAGACAATTTGCGAAATATCAGATGTAGATGCTGAGTGAAAACCACCAGCTTTAGCATAAGCAGCAGTAGGTGTGAGTGCGTTTCCTGATATTTTAAAATTAGTCTCTACAAACGTGGCATTGATGCTGCTCCAATTACTAAACGTCGACAGCAGCGTTCCATCTATTCCGTTAAATGTCTCCGAGTAAGTAGAAGCTGCTGCGCTTGATGTACAGGTTGCAACCACATTATCCGTGTCAGTATTGGCGGTGTAACTCCCTCCTGTGTTATCCGTCAGCCCGGTTCCCGCGCATGTAATGGCCCGACCAGTATCAGGTGTCACAGTAAAACTTGCATCAGTAGTCAGTCCGGTAAACGCCTGTTGAGTTGCATAATCGGCTCCACCGTAGGTAAACTTATCAGCCCCTGTAAATCCTGATGGGGTTATCGTGAGACTGTAGGTCGCAGGAGAAGCATTACTATGGGTTGTGAGTGTCCATTTGCTTGCCCAAAATCCACCAGTGCAGAGATATGCAGTTGATCCATAATAGCCATACTGCCCTGTGGTGCAAGCCACGTCAGAATAAGGGGGGGCGGATAACGCTACGTATCCACTTGCTCCACTGCCACTACCTGAAACGACCAAGTCACCAGAACCAATCAACGAATTACCGTCGATTGTCTTGATATTAGTCCCGCTCACAAGCGTGGCTTGCTTTGTGGCAAGCTGGTCAAAAGTATGCTTTGCGCTCCAAAGGAAATTTGTGTCTCCGTTTCCTTTGGTATCGTCAACCATCTGAGCATTCCCGATCTTAAGATCAGCGAGCGTGCCAAGATTCAGGCTGATATTTGATGCCTCAAGGCCCGATGAAAACGCCCAGTCGCCGGTTATGGTTTGGTCAGCAGTAGTGTCGAAAGTTCCAGATGGAGACCATCCAAAAGCGGCCTGGAATGCGGCAGACGATGCAAATGCAGAAGTGTTAGCCTTTCCAGAAACGGCTGTCGTCACCTCCGAATCAGTCGCGAGCGATGACGGGAAGTTGGTCAAATTCGCAGCTGAACCCGTTGGGGCGAGGTAATCCGTACCCGCAGTCAATGGCGATTGCTTCGCATTCCAGGACGATTTTTCCGCGTCAGTCACCACACGGTGCGTTGAGTCGGCGGAAAGGTCGGCAAGAGTTGAAGGAATGTTAGGTTTATTTGCTAATGAATTATAATCAGCTACCCCTCCAATTATAGAAAAGTGCTCAGTTTGTGTATCCGGAGTCTCCCCTGCATTTTTAGTATATGGAGCAATACATTTATACAACACCCCATTGTACACGACAGGAGGTGATGAAGTGGTGAACGACGCTCCATTTGCCCACGCCGACCAGTTAAGCACGGCGGAGGATTTGTCAGCCTTATTGGTATACAAGTCTGTGTTCATCGCTTGCTGCCGAGTGAAGTTGGTATCGACAGAAGGAGAAGTTGTGTTCGCTCTGGTCTGCAGTTGTTGCTGCGCAGCAAACGAGCTGACAGGCAGGGCTACTAGTAATACCATCAATAAAAGTTTATTCATTTGTTTCACTCCAATCCATTTCTTGGTAGTCAGCATAATATAAAGAATCTATATATGTATGAACTCTCAGCGCTCGTATAATTTTAGCATTGGCAGCAGCATTTTGAGGCGCTGCATAACCTGCCAACCCCTTATCACCACAGAAAAACTGGTCGCCTCCACCATTCGCGATCAATACAGACCCGAGAATCTCTTTTGGGATACCTGTCGACGTAAATGCCCAGTGATCAACGCCATAGACAAACCCTGTCGCATCCCGCGCGGCCTGTGTATCTGCGAGCTTGTAAGTTCCGGCGGGATCGATGGTGGTTGAGGTGCCGATTACGCTGGTGAGGTTATTTCTGGAGTTTCCTGAGTAGGTTAACACCGCGTGTGACCTAGACATTATCCAACCTCAGCTAAATATTTGGCCTTGAGCGCCCTTTTCTCTGCATCTCCATTGGCCCATCTGGAGGTAAAAGCTCCCAAGCACGCGGCCGCTAGTCCAGATAAGCCCGCTTTGTCAAGGGTCACGTAGGTGTTATTTATTCCGTCCGGTTTGTCGGCGGTTTTCCACTGCTGAGTGTACCCAGCGGGGAGAATTGGAAGCGCAGCAGCTATCCCGATGATATTCTCCCTGTCCATGTAATAGTTGTTGCCAGCATATTCAAAGGGCAAGGACTGCTCGTGCTCGACGCGCTGATCAATCTCTTCAAGCGCGGCGTTGAGCGCGTCGAGCTTTGCTTGCGCTGCTTCAACTTCTCTCCAGCCGTCAACCTCGGTCCAGGCGTCATTGGTGAGTTGATACCGACCTGGATGCGACTCAAACCACTCAAATTCACGCTGAGTGCATCCGGCGAATCCGATCGCTCCAGAAACTTCAGCAACAGTAAATCCAAGCCTGAAGATAGGAGCGTTTACATCCTCGACCAAATCACCGCCAAGTACAGCGAACCTGCCTTCGAGTAGCTGCCTCCATTGCTCTCGCCATCCAGTGATGTCATTTTCTCGGACGTATTCGTAGTCGTGGCGTGTGCTGCAAATTATTTTATTCATTGTTTGTTCCCTCCCTGGCTCCGGGCGCAACCGCGAGAACCGTTACTCGAAGACGTAACCGACCGGGTGTTACTCGCATACCGACACCGCGAGCCGCAACGCAGACCACTATCCCAATTGCCGCCGGCCAGCAGCCCCACCGCACCATTCGCGCCCTGAGTGTATTGCTGGCCTCGGGAACCAGCAGCCTTCCAGCTCCACCCTCCCGCATACGATGCGTCGTCGTTGCGGTAGACGTGCCCTCCATCAATCCACTGGTGCATCACCCCTGTGCAGTCTTCGCACCCGATATCCGAAATGATACGCCGGGAGGCGGTATTGACGTGCCCGCCGGTTGTACCCGGATCAGCCGATCCCATGATGCTGGTTGCCTCGGGAGAGCCGTAGGCAATCTGGCTGAACTCCATATCCAGGAGCATACGCTTGCCCACAGCAGCAAGATCATCCCCGTGGCTCCAGTAGTCGCGAGTATCGGTGATGGTCGCGCCAAAAACCGACGCGGTGGTTAGCGCCGTGCCCGATTGTAGGTAAATATCTACCCACACATCAGCGGCTGCTGAGTACACCATCTCCCCAGGGCGACATACTGGTCGCCAGTTAAGATCCCAAATCGATGCCGGCAAGATGTCGCCCGTGACAAAATCAGTGAGCGAGTGCCCGCTGATTGTACCGACCGACAAGCAGAGGCAATGAAACCCACCCACCTTGCGGCTATTGCTTGCGGTATATCCGGCGGGGACCGTCGCATTTGCCGACAGAATTAACCCTGCTGCAGTAGCGTAGATGTAAAAGTACTTTCCGGCCCGATTAACTGCGGTTGTATACTGCGCGTCGTCCCATACAAGAGGGTTGTCTAAATTGAGAGATTGTATACTTTCTCTGAGGATGAGGATGCCCCCCACCGAATGTGCCCCCTTAGAAAATAAGAGAGTTTTTCTCCCGTCTGCAGTTGATGTAGACAGTATCGATGGGATCGTTTCTCGCTCATATATTCCAGGAAAAATTTTATCGATTGAATAACTCATTGTACCACCATTGTTATCTGAATTTCTTCTGAGTTCGCAAGTATCGGATTAATTCCATCTGTCAATGTGGAAACTGTTGATTCGGAATTTTGGTAAGAACATGCTGAAAACGCTCCAAGAAGCGAAGGGATATTCGTGCCGTTTGTGACTCTGACGGCGTATCCAGCAGATACAAGGTTATTGCCTGCGGCAGCAACCGCCCAACCCCTTGCATTAAAATGATCGCTCCCAAACTCCCGCCCTTCTTTACATGACTCAATAGATACAGACAGATGACGATCGTTCTCGCTTACGTCCCATACCCAACCACCAGACCCGAATTCATACTGCGAGCCGTTTGATAGTGTAAAACTCCACAAAGTTCCTGAACCAACTGCAAGTTTCCCGGCTGATACCGTGACCGTAGCTGTTCCATGTTTGCTTTCTACAGCTTCAGTTCCAGCAATGCTGGAACTTAACAGATCAACCGGGCCTTGAATGTACTGCAGCAGTTGCGGTTGGCCGTCGTGTTTGCCGACCCGATCAACAAAAGGGTAACGGTTTGGGATGTCGAACAGCAGGCCGGCGCGGGGGAGCAACAAACCTGCGTTCATATGAGGGAAAGCTTGACGCCTGCTGCTTCTAGAAAGACCCCTAAACATAATTATTTAACCAAGCCAATATCTATGGCTGTAGCTGTAACTGTCTTAGCTATTTTATAATTACCATATCCAGCAATGATAGCTGATGGTTGTTTTTGAGAGAGGACAATACCCACTCCGTCTTTGTTGACAGCTGGAAGGTACGTTCCATCAGGATACTCCTCGTACAAAGTCACAAACTCCTTATCGCCAAGCTTGGCGATAATCTTGCACTCCCCAAACAGCTCGAAGGCTGTACAATTAGCTGCTGTGACTGCTGCGGCTGTAGCCGCTCCCAGTAAAAGATCCATAGATTCCTCCTCAGTTATTTCTTTCTTTCTTTCTTTCAGAATACTCAACATCCTGCACGGCTGTCAAGCCCGAACAAATGAAGCGAGTCTGAACACCCTTAGTGAGGCGATTTCTTATCAGAGATAAGAAACTCTAAAGCTCCTAGTATCTTCGCCTGCCCACTTTTAATCTCACTTATCTCCCCTCGTACCTCCTGTACATCTTCCAACCACTTTATGTGAAGGTCACTAACCCGCTTATCAACTATAGCTACTATCTCTCTCTGACATGACTCAGAGATAGCTTCATGTTCTGTTGATGAAATCAACTTCTTGTCTTTTAGTTCAGCCAACTCTTTCTCTACGTCACTCAATCTTTTATACAGCCCAAAAGCTTTCCATAATAATAAAACTGCTGAAGCGGCATACCCGCTACCAAGAAACTTCATCCAAGGAATAGAAGATTTGATATACTCCAAATCTTCACTAGAGATAGGCTTGAGGTCCATGGATGGCTCCTAAAATTTTGGCGGATGATTTTGTTTCTATAATTTATACAGTAGATTTAGGATTAGTCAACTTCTTTATGCACAAATAACCTCTGCGCTCCCAGCCGATTTTCTCCAGTATTCGAGCATAGACATTGTTAATGTCGCTGTGATTTCCGGTTGCTTTTATAGTAGATATATTCAGCATCACTGCTTCTTGCTCCATGGCCGAGTGAAGATCGACAACATCTCTATATGCTCTAACCCCAGTATTGCTTGAACAGTAATAGATCTGCTGCAGGAAGGGTTCCGGATCATGATATGTTCTATTAATTATAGCTATGATCCATGCTTCAATCTTGTCATCTTGGCTTAATTTTACTCGGAAGAATCTCCCCTGCTGAAGGGATAAAGAGAGCATCTTGATAGAATATGCCTTATCGATATGAAGAAAGCTATCTTCATTGATGCCCATATACATATCAACGCAAGCAGCAATATCTTCAACCCCCCTAGGTTTAACTACCATTGAATTACCTCCACTTCTTCTAATGTCTCTGCCTGCTGTAACTGCGTATGTAGTGCCTGATTCTTAGCTAAATACCCCAGTATAGCAGTTTTACCATCAAGTCCAACTTGTTGAATTTGCTCTGCTGTATGCTCTACATACTGCCAGTCACCATCTAACGAGCACCAAAACGGTGTAGCCCAGTCTTCGGGTAGATTTGGGTAGAAACTGGATGTAACGCTGGCATTAAGGTTGGCTTGGTCAGTTTCCTTAGACGGGTAAAAGTGCTCAACACCAAGAGCTGATGAATAAAAGCCTGAGACTATAGATTGCTTGCAGTCAGCATCAAGAGATACTGACTTCTTAGACCGTGCCTCCTCAATAGCTTCGCTGCTGAGGGTCCATGATTCAGTGGGCAAATCCCAACTGTGAAAAATAGATGGCTTGTATGGAAGTAGTTTGGCGACCCCGTCTTTTACATAGAATAAAGAGTCATCATAGATACCCGCAATAATATTTTTCTCTATATAGAAAACGGCTGATTGGCAGTGACCGGCACCTTCAATTAACCCGGTAACTGGGTTATACTTTGTAAATGATCTCATTTCTTCGCCTCAATACATGAAAGGGATCTTTCGTTAACAGAAATTGTTAGTAAAGAACTTCCTGATCCAAAAAGAACGCTATAAGTATGCGCCCCAAAAGACGGGGTGTCTATAAATGAATAAGATGTGCACACCTTATTCCCCGCTGAGGCGGGGTTAGTAGGTACAACAGTAACTAAAGTTGTGTTATCTTTCTGTATCTCAAACACAGCGTTCTGCATACCCCCACTACACGACGATATGCAGCTAAAAAGAAGTATAGTTGGCTGGCCTGTGGATATGACCGAGATACTCAACATTGAAACTAGTGTCAGTGAAGCTGTTATGGTGTTAGTTGCAGAAATAGTAGACGGAACAGTTACTGCGTTCCCTGCTATTTGTAAAGTATCTACAGCCAAGTCGTCTATAACCCCTGAAGCGGCAGTTATTGTTTTTGCAGATAGCTTGTCTGCGGTTATAGTATTAGCAGCTATTGAAGCAGCTTGTACAGAGCCGGTGTATATTTTCCCCCCGTCTATCTTGGTTGTATCTGTAGCTGCCCAGGCGGCAATATCTGCTGCAGAGACACTCCCTACGTTTGTGCCTGCTGGAGCCCCCACTGTGGCCCCAGCTGCAGCAGTTGATTTCTCAAGTCTAATGATAGTTATTGTGTCTGTCAATCCAGTAGGGGTAGTCACAGTCACTACAACTTGAGTATTGGTAGAGAAGGTTGCAGCTGACAGAGTTTTACTGTCCCCTGTACCAGAAACTAGGCTAGGAGTAGAAGTCCAAGTAACAGTCTCAGTGGTATTATTTTTTACAACTGCTAGAGTTATGTCAGCTTGCCCGGAGTCCAATGTACCGTCTGTTGCTTTAAAGGTTTGCCGGGAAGCTGTGAGTATGAGTGCTGGTCCAGCTGCTCCTGTAGCGCCAGTCTCCCCCTTTATTTTTGTAGACCCGCCGTAAGTCCAGGTGGCTCCATTATCAGTACTCGAACCTGATCTCATATAGACATCAGAAGTAGTTGGGGTATCATGCCACAAAGTTGAACCGTCTATACTAAATTGAACCTTCGCCCCTGTAGACGGAGTCCCGACTTTAGCCGGAGTACTCCAGACAGATTGTTGAGGCGAGAGTCCATCACTAGTAAAAATTCTCGTAGTCTGCCAAAGAGGCTGGTTATTGTCTGCAGGAATCCCGTCGCTCCATCCGGTCGCATTTGGAGAAGAGAAGGTTCCGCCTACAGGAGTTGAAGGCTGAGTAGCAGCCCTGAGAAACGAGACTCCTTTAACTTGCCCCTGGCCTGCAGCTCCATTGGTCCCGGTTAAACCTGTAGCGCCAGTCTTAGACTTAGAGAAACTTTGCACTCTCTCAATACTGAAAGTTTGCCCAGTAGATGCAGTTCCCGTAATAGTGTAGGTTATTTTAGAGACATCTGTTCCTGCGGCTACTCCACTATGCTGCCCAATTGTAACATAAATACCACTATCAGAAATTGTTCCTACTGTAATATTTGTAGGATTAGCAGTTATTTTATAGGTAGATACGTTGCTACCTACACCATCATAAACAACTTCAGAAGTTCCTTCATAGACATGAATGTTAGTCCCAGAGTATAGATATGAAGAGACTGTGCCATCTACCGTTGCAGGGAAAACGTGAACTTCATTACTTAAAACTGCGTTAATAGCAGTATCAAGATCGAGAGCGGCCCTTACAGCATCTGGGTTAGTAATTGTTACCTCCCCAGTAAACGACCCTGTACCTGCAGTAATTACAGGAGATACCATCTCTATTGCTGCGGTTATGGTTCCTGCAGTTATCTTTTCAGCAGCAAGGCTCTGTATCTTGGCGTTAGTAATGGTAGCATCTGCAATATCTGTCCCTCCATCTATCTTGCCTGTATACGCAGTAGCTGGACCAGAATAGGTTTCAGATATACCACCTCCATTAGCCTGTTCTTTTACCCAGTATACAAACCTTTTATCTATCCCTACTGGATGAACAAAGACTTCAACTCCAGCTACAGAAGCTACTATCTTAGCTGCAGCAAACGCCGGAGGAATTGTCTCCCCTAGAGGGTATTCAGCAGCATAGACAAGTGACGCTTTATGCCCGCCTCCCCCCGTATAAACAGGGCTCTCCCAGGCAATAAAAATATTGGTGAACGCACCTACAACATCCAGGTTTGCTGGAGCAGGAGGAATAAACTGGTCAGAAAACTGCGCCCAAAACTCCAATTCGACGCTACCTATTAATGTTGGTTCAGACTCAATGCCTGCTGTACTTTTATTTGTTACCCAGTAGAACAACTCCCCATATACGCTAGGGGTATCTGTAAATGAGGTTGACGACTCAAGACTTATTACTTTTTGGGCAAGCGCAAAATCTTCTACCGAGGCCCGGTACACAACAGAGGCATAGTGATTTGAATATACGGACCCATCTGGTCGATTCGTAGGTATCGTCCAGTCTATAGAAACTGATTGATTTAAGTCCCCAGTTACTGCAATGCTAACGGCCACAGGCGCAGGGGGTACTGATCTAATTAGTGAGGTTACAGAGGTAGTCTGTATTTCTGACCTTGCTCCTGAAGCAACAAGAACAGTTTTGACACCAAATAAAACACTCGCCTCCGAAATGTTGGGCAGATCGAACCTAGTGGTTGAGGACTGGCCTAACAGCCTCCACAGTTGAAGCCCGGTGCCTGACTCGTCTCCAGGGATTCCAACGTAAACCTCATAGTATACAGAGCGACTTTCATACACTCCTGCCCAGGTCAAGTAGCCTGGAGCGTCCACAAGGAGGGAATCTCCAGGATTATACTCAACCCACATAGGAGCTTGTAAGGCTGTGTTTGCTACTGGTAGAGGTTTAGCATAGTAATTGTCATCTACATTCCAGGCTAACTGAGTACTGTCAAACCGAGTACCTTCAATAACAACAGTCCTAGCACTTGTTACTTTAGCTTTATCTATTCTGACAAAAAGATCATTATCAATTCCAAGGTCTATGTCAGAGACCGAGAGTTTAATAACATCCCCAGGCTCAGGGTAGCGATCCTCAAGCATATAAGTAAATGATACAGCATGGGCTGTTCTGCTTACCCGTACTTGTTCTTCTATTTTTGCCAGAGCATGATAATAATCAGTAATGCCATCTAAAGTAATGTCCATCTCTAATGGTATATGGTTATCTTCGGCCAACATTTCATCGTATACCACAGTATCTTTTTCGACTGCAATAAACTCAGAATAAGATATATCACGAGTAGTCCAGAACTGTGTACCATCAGGGGCTTTTAATGTAGCGGCTACACCGCTTCGCTTCAGTTGAGTGGAATTAGCGGATATAGTTATAGTATACACTGTGTTCTCAGCCAAAACTATAGTTGCAGTAGACTTAGACTTATTCCTCCAATCTGCAACTACTGATTGAGTTATATTGACAACTCCAGGTAAATCCCCACCAGTTATGGTTATAGTTCCACTGTAGTCAAGAATAGCTGTCAGAGTATAAGTCCCAGCTACAGTAGGCACTACCTTCCAAGTAAAGGTCTTCGTTCCATAACTTCCTTCCCAAACTCCATAATCATTTATAAACGACCCTGCAGTAGATGAATCCCACCCGCTTACTTCAGAGTACAACTTACCATTAATCCCCTCGAAATCTTCCCCTTCTTTTTTATACGGCCATGAAACCGTGTCTATTTTAAAATCATTGCTTTCGTTAGAGAATCTGGCTGTAGCGAAGTTCAGTCTTTGGTCAGCCGGAGTCCAGGCTATAGAAATTGGTTCGCCAAGAACTAGACGATCCTCAGTAACAGTATCAACGACTATAATGTCATCATTAGTTTCTGGGTACTGAAGAGAGAGTTTGTATACTCCTTGTGACCAAACAAGCCGGGCGTCCCCCATACACTGGAGCAACGAAGTAACATTTTCTCTGTAAGGCTTCTTTGTGTCTATCAGAATATTGGCCTCATACAGGGGAAGCGTCCTTGTGCTTACCAGCCGAGATCCGTCAGAGGGCTGGTAAATGGACCCGCCGCAGGGGGCAGACTCCCTGACAACGGTATCACAGACTGCCGCTGCAGCTTCAAAGGAACCGAGGTCTAGGGAGGACTCGGGGAATTTTCTTTCAGTCAACAAATAGTCAAGCAAAACCCATGCCGGATTATTTGAATAAGTAGCAACGCTCCAAGGCTGAAGAACCCCATCAATAACCTTGCGCACAGCTACGCCCTCAGCAAATACAGAGACAGCCGGAACGCTAGAAAACTGTGGATCATCCCTATCTAATTTAACCACTGTTGATAAATAAGCGCAGTCCGTGAATTTTGCCTCTTGCCTATTCTGCACTTGGTTGTTAATGAGACTACAACTAGTTCCACCTTTATAATGAATGTCTACTCTGAATCCTGTAGTTGACTTTGTTAAATCTGGATCAGTTAATTTTCTATTATCATCAATAGTGATATCATAAACCTTAGTCAGTCCTCGTTTACAAATTGCTTGTTGGAAAATAAGGTACTCATTCTTCTCGCCTTTAACAGTTTTTGGTAAGGTGCTTGGCAATACAAGCGATCCAGCTTTAAAGGACTTATCAGCATTGCCGGTTACATGTACATATGAAGATGCCGTAGCATGGAAAACCCTGACCCCACCTACTTTGCCTTTTCCGTATAAAATAGGTAAAACTGAGACTTCTCCCTCAGTAGTTAACTCGAATCCTTTACGCTGGTCTGCTAACTCATCCGCCTTACGCTGGGCTTCTGCAGCCTTTTTCTTTGCTGCTTGCTGTTGAGTATACTGATAACCAGCGTTAAGAATGGTTATAGCTACTACAAAGGCTGTAAAAACACTCATATAGACTCCTTACTTCTTGCCCCAGCGCAGAACTACAGCGCCAGAGCCTTCATAGATTTGATCAAAAGAAGTGTCCCCTGAAGACAGACTCCTAATGTATTGTTTGCTTGTATAGTATGGGTTAGAGTCATCAAGAGATGCCATAAGATTTGAGCAGCTGATAGTAGCTGTAGCTGATCCCTGCTGTGCTGTATCTACGTCATATGAATAACTCTCTACTATTCCTTTATACACTACAAATAAATGGTTTAGCTCTGGCTCCTCTGTGTAGTAATCTACAAAACCCGCTCTTACATTTATATCCGCTCCATTAATACCTGACTCAAACACACTCATAAGGACGCGCTCAGAATCAGAAAATGACATCTTATACAAATCCCTATCAACGGTAGAGGTCATCTGTGGTTCGTCGATACTCAGGATTAGGTTAGATGATGTATAGATTCCGTCATCTAAAACTAAGTTAGATGGGAAAGTAGTAAGCCTAATTCCGGCAACAGCTATACACAAGAATGAACTTATAGAGGGTTGATTAAACAGTTCAACTATTCTCTCATTAAGTATAATCATAGGGCCTCTACCATTTTTATCTCACCATTATTTATCAATACCCCGTTATCAAATACCATACCTGTAATTGTGGTATCGTCGAAATAAGCTTTCATTTTAACGTCATCTTTCCAAGTAACAGCTTGATTAACAACTGCGGATATAAGTGCTGGAAAAATAGTGCAGTACCCTGAAACATCCCTAGCAGAAGTTGTTAAATACACTTTGTCATGGTTGGCAAATTTTATGAAAGTCCCCTTTGGGATCACATTCTCACTCACAAGCCTGACAGTACTTGAGTTTATGCTACCAGACCCTACTACTGACCCATTGCCAGTTCTATTCTTTTTTGCTCCGGGGTTCTGCGGAATAGAAACTGCTATAGTCTCAGTCAATCCCTTTGTAACCAGCATTACAAATATATCGTTAGCGTCTGTATACTGAGGTTTTAATTGAGTTGTTATCTCCCATCTCTGGGCAGGTCTTTTGCTCACGGACCGCTTCAACGACATAGAATCTGTTACAAAAGACGGAGAATTGCTCAGAACCGTAGTAGGAGAAACAAATGTTGCAATGAGGTTATTGCCGTCATAAATACCATACATTATTTTATACCCTTCTCTTTATTGTGGGCGTTTACTCCTGTTGCTATAGTCGGGAGCATCTTATATATCTCTGCCTTCGTCTGTTTGCTAATATCGCCAGTAATCCTAATATTAAACACTGCTTGACTGCCTACATCCGCCTTACCCGCAGCTCTTGAAGAGGAGGCCCCAAGAGCAGCCATTTGGGCTTTGGTAAATACGCCCTCGCCTTGTTGCAGAATAGCAGGAAATTCATTTGGCATCAAGCCCGAATGAAAGCGAGGTGCGCTCTGAAAAACTGAAGGATTAATAGGTCGACCTAAAGAATTGTAGTCACTCCCCACAACCCCGCCTGTATGAAACGAGAACCAGCTGCTGGCTGTGTCTAGGAATCCTCCAAACTGGAAGCCTGTATCGGGGTTTACCCAAGAACCGGAAGCCGAGGAAATTCCTGCCCCCAGCAAGCCCATCAACGGAGAAATGACAGCTTGCTTAACAGCAATCTTTGCTATATCCGCCATAATAGAATTGGCTAAATCACTAAAGCTCAACTTGCCTGTTGTAACAAACGATACCAGAGCATCTTCCATACTACTGAAAACATGTTGAGTAGCTTTGTAGACATCATTAAACTTCTCCTCCGTAGTATACGAAAGGTCAGAGATAGCTTTCCCCATCGCATCCCAAGGAGACGTATTAGATATGGTTGCTTGTAGCCGCTCAGTAACTTCTTTGAGCTTGCCACTCTTGTTTATAAGCTCATCCTGTGATTTCTTTACAAGATCGTACTCTTTTACTAAAGCTTGCTGCTCATTAATAATGCTCTTAGTTTTATCACTTACCTGATCATCAGTTAATCCCAGGCTATTTGTTGCAAGTTTGCTGCGGATATCTTGCATCTCCTGCATAGATTGCCCATAAACAGCGCCTAACTGTCCGAGTTTGGATGCAGACTGCCCGAGTATTTTATCATACTCAACCTGAACTCTTCCAGCTTCCACCATAGCTTCATTATGCTTATATACCTCTGCGTCTATTTTTGTCATACCCACAGTCGCATTAGCCTTGACAAAAGAATCTACGTCACCAATGAGTGTCTTTGCGTCTTTGTTCCAGTCTTTAGCAGAGTCTTTAACATCCTTCATCTTCTCGATGTATAGATCATAAGAAGCTAAAAGCTGCCGCATAGCCTTGTTGGCCTCTTTGTTAGCCTCTGCCTCTGCCCTGCGGTCTGCCGCAGCTTTCCTGTTAGCAACTATCTGATCAGACGAATAGGACAAATCTTTCTTCTTGGCCGCCTCCAACTCCTTGCCATACATCTGCTCTATACGCTTAGTCTCCTCGGCCTTTACCTTATCATAAGCGCCAGTTCCTGGTACGAACAAACTCCCCTGCTTGCCAGAAGTTTTCTCAAGCAGTCTATACTCTTCCTCCTTCAACTCCATAAACTCCTTGATCTTGGGAGTAACAAGTTCTTCATAAGTCTTCTTGTAATTGTTAAGTCCCGCCTTTCTAATCTGCTCAGCTATAAGCTGTTCACGGTTAGAAAGTCTTTCAGTTACAGATGCTAGATCAGTGTTGCCTTTGGTAGATTTTAATTCAGAGTTAGTTACAGCTCCAGCTGATGAAGCCTTGTTTAGCCTCTCAAGCTCAGTTTTTTTGGATTCGATAATTTTCGTAGCATTATCCGCTACTTCATTCCAGTAGCCTTTTCTAAAGGTAGAGTCCTGCGCATTAGTTTGTGCCTTTACAAGTACGCCCTGCATCTCTTTTATCTTCTTTTCTACCTTATCTATTTCAGACACAGGCTTATCCGCTCCACCAGACAGGAGTTTGTCAATCCAACCTCCAGCTGCAGCACCAACAATACCTCCTCCAGCAAAACCTTTCGCCACCCCGCCAACCCCTCCCCGAGAACCAATAACTGTACCGCCTGCAGCCCCTAACTTCTTCCCTATTTCAGAAAAAGTTCCGTCGCCCTCTGTAAGACTAATGACTATGTTTATTCCCTTTGCAGCTACAGTAGAAATCCATATTAACTTATCTACTATAAACTGAAGGGAGTTTTTCATTTCTTCAGAATTTACTACATCCCTTAGTTCTTTCAACATCTTAACAGAAGAGGCATTGTCATAAGACTCAATAAACAAACGGTCTACATCCGCCTGCAGCATCTTTAGCTGATAGGAGCCAGACTCTGACATAGCAGTTACTAGCTTGCCAAGTGTTGACGCAGAAGTGCCAGATTTCTCGAACTCATCCTGCAGTCCTTTCAACTCTTGTTTCCATAGCCCAGCGCCTTTTTCAATCTCCCCTACCAATACAGATATACCTCTGCCGCCTCTTTGCCCTCCAAGCTCATCAAAGAGTACAGTCTTCTGCGCTGACGTTAATTTTTTAGTCGCCACTTCTAAATCAGAAAAAAGTTGAAATGGCTTCTTTACCTCTCCAGCCTTATTGTCAATAGCCGTAAATTGTACCCCAACTTCAGCCATCAATTTACGTGCCTTAGATGATGGGTCTATCATCTTCTGCATGGCAGTCGCTAACTGAGACCCAGCCATTGACCCCCTCTGCCCATTCTGAGCCATTACAGCCAATGCTGCAGATACCTCGATAAATGGTATCTTCATGGTCTTGCCTATGGACGAAGCATATTTAAGGGCTTCAGCCATCTGCTTTACGCTAGTAGTCGTATCATTAGCTGATCTTGTTATAATGTTCTCAATCTGCCCTATGTTAGTTCCTTCAAATACAGACGCCTGACCTACTACAAATTCAGTAGCTTTTGCTAACTCCATCTCAGCGTCTCTGGCAAAGATAGACGTTTCAGCAATATACTTATTTGCATCTCCAACCGATAATCCAGCTCTCACAAACTCTCTGAACCCCTCTGCTAATTCCATGGGATTGAACTGAGAGTTTTTAATCCCTAGGATCGATTTTTTTATATCATCGAATCCCAGCGCTGCAGGCCCTAAGTCTCTATTAAGAACTTCAATATTCCTGGCTACCGCATCAAATTCGCTGCCCAGTTTAACAGTCTTTAAGGTTGATGCTACTGTAGCGAATCCTGCAATCATAGGCAACATTTGGCCGTAAGTCATCCACAGAGCGCCTGCAGCACCAGAACCGCCTCTTAAAATGTTGTGGAATGTACTCGCTTTCTTGCCTGCATTATCCCAAGCATCCCCAAGTTTACCCAAAATCCCAGCATGAACTTTTACCTTACCTGACGCCTCTTCAAATAGACTCGCTTCTGCAGCAATTTGTTTGGCGTAGTCATACCCACCTGCCTTTGATCCAGCAGCTAGTCTATCTCTACCTTGTTGGGAGTAGTCTGAGACAGCGTAACTTCCTTGGCGTAAGGCATCCCTACCTGTCAGGTTCCTCTCCATAGATTTTGCAATACTGGCATTTTGTGCCGCCGCGTAAGACCTCTCTGCTGCCTCAGCTGCTTTCAGCATTGCGATATGATGCTCGATCATAGCGTCTTCAGAGGCATATCTACGCTCCATATGCTCAGCTATGCTTGAGTTTCTAGTCTTTTGAACTCTGCGCTCCTCTATCTCCTGCGCCTTCAGCATTGCGATATGATGCTCGATCATAGCGTCTTCAGAGGCAAGGGCCTGTATCTGCTTTGTGTAATCGACTCCCTTGTCGTAAGTTGAGGCAATCCCAAGTTTCTTGTATGCGGCTATATTTGTTTCAATGGCAGCAGTACGAGCATTGAGGCTTTGGACAGACTTGCTCTCCATCAAAATTTCTTTTGTAAGCGTCCCAACATATTTTTCATAAGCAACCTGCATACCGTTAACGGCCTGAGCCTGCGCAAATGCTGTGGCGACCCCCTTACTATGCTGGCCGCTGAAAAACGCCTCAATGCTCTTTTTTGATGCTTCAGCAGTAAGGGACAGCCGCTTCATTCCGCTGTCAAGAATGCTCACCGCCTGTAGTAGTTGCGTGTTGCCCGATTTTGACGAAGTCCGCTGCCAGTGCATGAGTGCAGTCTCAGCATTAGCTAAAGACACCGCCAACTTCTCTACATCATCCTGCCCTCGAACATCAACACCTATAGCTAACCTTGCCATTTTAAAGCTCCTTAACAAAAAAGGCGACGACCTCACTGATCGTCGCCTTAGAATTACTTCTGTTTGCGTTTTCTTTCACTTTCTTCATACTGCTGTTCCAGAACTGTTGAGCATATGTTTCTCAATTTCTCATAGAAATCAAGTATCTCATCATCAGGAACTCCAGCCCTAAGAGCTATCTTTTCAACTGCTAAAAAGTTAAGCCCTAACGCCCCTCCTGGACCAACAATATACTGATCACTGCATAAATTGTAGAGGTGGAGATAGGGCTGAGCGTCTTCCAGGAGTGCTGGTCTACAGGTTTCGCAAGGAGTTGGTTTTTCGTATGCTTGCCAGACTTTTACACAATCCTTGCAAGATGTTCGCCCCACCCCTGAAAGAAACTCGCCCCACTCCGTTAAGGCTTTTCCAGCTCCTCTTTAGTAGCTACAGTCTTAGCCAGCTCTTCTCGGAACTGGTCAATCCATTCAGAGAACGGTTTAGCCGAACCTTTCGCATCTTTGCCAAGGTCCGGATCATAGTTCAAATACCGCTCTTTATTGGCTTGAGTACATTTCAATGCGTTACCATTCTCATCAAAGAAACCACTCCAGTCTACAACTGCAGCCAGTCTAATGCGACGAAGCTGCTCCATGGGGGCATACTCCATCTCAGAGACAAACTCTTCATTCTCTCTTTTACCCAACCATCTGGAAGTATCACTGTTAATCTTCTGCAAATCGCCAGGGGTGAGGTGCTGAATTTTCAGTTGAGCCTTGTCTTCGTCACCAGGAATAGGGAAGTACAGCTCTCTTTTTGCAGTTAATCTAGCCATCGAAAATCTCCTTAATAAATATTAGTCGATGGCACTATGCTCATCAACCTTGGGGGCCTGCCTTACAAAACACCGCCCCATCAGCATACATGGCCCCCACGGTCATGCAGCGCTTCAGGGGCGGCGAGGAGGGTCATTAGAAAGTATCGTCTACCTCAATCGGGACGGCACCATGAAGCTGAATTGTTGCTGCTGCAGAAGTAGTGGGCAGCGAAGCCTCATCACCTACAGCATCCTCGAATGTGAGCGTTGATGCAGAAACAGTCTTTACCTTCAGATAATAAACTGTATCCAAATGGGCGGTTACACCAAATACAATTACAGTGTCTCCTACAGCGAATCCAAGGTCAGCATCAAAAGCGTGATTCACAGTATCAGACGAAGTTGCAGTAGCACTAACACCGTCACCGCCTGCAGTTAAAGAGAAGACTGCTGTGGCGGCTTTTGCATGTTTGGTAAAAAAGATGTGAGACCCACCGATAACCAGCGTACAAGTACCAGTGAATACTTCATTCTTTTGCGCAGTAGGGTTAGAGAACGTACCTACCATCATACCGCCAGAAGGATCGTTGATCTTGTCCAATGCCGCAAAATCCTCGGCATCAATCCAGAACCACATATCCTGAATCAGCGTACCTTTTCTTGAAGCAGTCATCAAGTACTGCTGCGTTGGATCATTCTTCCTGAAATAGTAGGAAGCCTGAAGATCCTCATACTCAAGTCCTGATGCTACCTTGGTAGCAATCCGAGTTCCAATTTCAGATACAGTTACAGTAGAGCCAGTAGCGCCCAACGGAAGACCCATGCCTTGAAGTCCTCTAACAGTATCTTGGGTAGTTTTGCCGGAATTGATGGTAATCTTAGCCGCTTGGCAGACTACAACTTGTCCGTCTATTGCCATGATGTTTCCTCCTGATTATGTAGATTAGATTGCAGCCTGCAGCCACAACACAGATTTTTTAAATTTTAGTTTCATTTAACGATACTCGACCGCAGAAAAATTGTCAATTACACCATGAACGGAATTACGTTCATATGCCCGACAATCCCAGGAGCTGGAGAAACATCAAGGATTTTCAGCCCATAATATGTGACGCCTGAAACCTTTCGGTTGCACAAACCTGACCTCAACATTTCTGAATAGGTCGGAGACCCTGTCAAACCAGTTCCGGCAGGGCGGAGATAGGATACCAGAAGCTCGCCTTTGACCATGTCATCAATGGCGGTAACATCTGCAATCTCCGTGCCGAAACGAAAAGATAATTGGACGCTGACAAATGGCCCGGTCAACGACTCCGCATCTACAGTAGAGAAGTTCGGCCAATTGATGGGGATGGCGGAGAATGAGGCATTGTGAAGAGCCTTAAACGCTGAAAAACATGCCTGTCTCACGTCTTCAAGTCCGTTCATTTTAAGAAATCTACCTCAATATATAAAGTTGCTACTCTCGCTTCAAACCTTTTTAGCGCTCCAGGCGGAGTATTCTCTGGGCGCACTGGGCCTTCCTCAGCTCTATCGTAACCAGGAGCGTCATTAGATACTATGATGTCTTGGTTTTTTATTTTCCTAAAGTCCCTTGTTAAAGAAGTCCTTGCCTTATCCATAGCTACATTACAGGCAGCTTCCGCACCTTTACTTAATGCCTCTTCTCTATTCCGGTCAGGTTGTTTTTCTACTGAACCTGTAATATCTGAAGGGAATCCAATCTCCCAGCTCGCAGCAGTAGTACCAGTCCACTGCGGGGTTTCCCTGACAAGCGTATCGAACTCCTCAAGTAATGTTTCTTTTAATGCGGCCCCAGCTCTGTTATAAATAGAGTTTGGTCCGCGAGTCAGTGCCCCTAGTTCTCTTATAGCTGCTCCAACATCACTCTTAAAGTTTATCATGTTATTTCCTACAATGGCAGGAGAACGAAGTATCAGGGAGAATATCTATAGAGAGTATTTTGTATTCTCCGATAGTGTCACCAGCCTTTGGAGTAACTGAGGGCTTAAAAGTTATATTCTTGTCTCCGGGCTTTACCTGTGAATGTCGTTCTGAAGTATGGTCATAGCAGTAGTAAGCATCTTCAACAAAAACTGTGGTATTTACGAACGACGCTCCATTAACAATGGAATCTGTAACAACATCATAACCTGAAATTTGTGTATAGGTAACAGCCCTAACTGGGCTGCTCAGTAGTATAACTTCAGCATTCTTGAACCCAGCTCCATCAATATAAGCGTCACTTTTAACCCTATAGTAACTACCGCCTTTAGAGATTATCTGCCCTTTAGCCACAGACTCTAGCGATTGAAAAAACGCTTTCATAATAGTGACTGCAGAGGAAGTCTCTGAGTCAGCTACAGAGTTTTTAGTCTGGTCTAATGCAACATAAACACTACTTGAAGGTACAGTACTAGCCAGTATTTGAAGTATTGAGGATACTTTGTACGCCTCACAAGGTATAACCGGGTATTTTATCCTTATTGCCACTCCTCTGTGAAAGTCGAAGTTAGGGCTTCCAACTATATACGCCTGTTCATTTAGAGAGACACAGTTACTGCTAAACATGGCGTATGTAGGTAGAGTCTCTAACAGCCTTCTTCTTGTAGACTCGCCAGAACTTTTCTCATCATCATATACTGACAACCTGCCTTTTAGTGACCCACCAATGCCTGATGGGTCACTAAATGTATCAGTTGTAAAGCGATCTATAGCCTTTTGGATGTTCATTGGTTAGTTACCAAATCAGTACTTGGGCTAACAGCTGTTAATCCGGGGACGGTTGAGACAGAAGTACCGCCAAGCAGCACATCCAGCTCTCCTGTTAACCCAGCCAGACGTATCCGTATATTCTTAACTACGTCTTTAAACGTAGCTTCAGAGGAGAACCTAGACTGGGAGGCTTTACCGTCGCTATCAGATTTGAGTGCGAACATGCTGATGCTCTGGCAGCAAACCTCAGCAACAACATAGGTTGCAAACTCTCGGATAGAGACATAGATAGCTTCCTCATCATCAGTCATTGATTGAGGATCAAGAGCATCGTATCGAGATGCAAGAGTCGTGCCTGAATCATCAACAAATCCGCGAACTGCTCTTTGCAGCGCGGCAGAAAAAACAGAAAGGGCGAGTGTGGAGTCAGGCAATTCAATCGCATCAACCCCTAACACTGCCCTAATATCTGCGTAAGTGGTATAGTCAGTGACTGCAATCACTTATACCACCTTTACTAAACCGGCTTCAATCTGGCACTTCAGCCAACTATCCATAACCATCTCTATGCCTTCGGGGCAATCCATTAGCTCTGGTACCCACCGACGTTGATAGGGATGATAGAGTGGAGACACATATTCTGCCATACCAACCGTAACTGTCTCTTTGCTGGTTGGCATTTGCTTAGGCATTTTGGCCTCTTCAGCTGCCTTGGCCTCTTCAGCTGCCTTGGCCTCTTCAGCTGCCTTGGCCTCTTCAGCTGCCTTGGCCTCTTCAGCTGCCTTGGCCTCTT